CTGAGCGGGGCGTTTTATAGCGTCTATAACTCAGTCGGTACACCCGGAACGATTCCGTCAGCCTTGTCCACGTATCTCGATGCAGGGGCCAAGCTTGACGAATATGCCTGTCCACGCGACGGACAACGGGCGGTCGTGCTCGGTCCACAGATGCAGTCCAACATCGTGGATGCCTTGAAGGGCCTCTTTCAGACTGACAAGAAGATTGCGTCTCAGTTTGATTCGGGCGAGATGGGCAAAGCGGTTGGATTCAACTGGCAGATGGACCAGAACGTGACGAGCCGGACGGCTGGTGCTTTGGGCGGCACGCCCGTCATTGATGGGACAATCAGTAGTGGGGCAACGTCAATCACGACAGACGGCTGGACCGCGTCAACGCTGGTCGTGGCTGAAGGCGATGTCTTCACGCTGGCGTCTGTTTATTCCGTGAATCCAGTCAGCAAGAACAGCACAGGGCAACTGCAACAGTTTGTCGTGACGGCGGCTGGGACATCGGACGGGAGCGGGGATCTCACGATTTCGATGTCTCCTTCCATCATCACAAGCGGGGCGACCCAAACCGTCACCGCCGTTCCGGCAGATGGCTCGGCAGTCACCTTTGCCTCGGGTGTCTCGGTCGCTTCATCCCAGGGAATGGCGTGGCACAAGAGTGCCATCGCGCTGGCCTTTGCTGAACTTCAGAAGCCGGCCGGTGTGGACATGGCCTCGGTCAAGACCGATAAGCAAATCGGGGTCTCGATGCGATTCGTCCGACTCTACGATGTGGATACGGACGTCTTCAAGTCGAGGTTCGATGTGCTCTTCGGCTACAAGGTCGTACGTCCCGAGTGGGTCTGCCGGATTCAGTCAGGCGCTGCGTAAGTCCTCTGTGAAGGTCCCCTCTCTAGCAGTCGAGGCTAGGGGGGGGATCTTTCTTTTGTTCTGCACGTGAGCTTCTGAGGAGACCGAGATGGCAGTCCAAACACCTGCCGCCTACAATAAGTGGGTGGCTATCACCAAAAGCGACACGATCGACATTGGCGAAACGACGGCCGATGACGGGAATGCGTTGCTTCCAACGGCCATATATGTCGGGGGCGCGGGAAATGTTGTTGCGGTCGCGTCGGACAATAGCACCGCGACGTTCACAGCGGTCGCCGGATCGACCATTCTGATTCAACCCAAAAGGGTCAATAGCACTTCAACGACGGCAACGGCGATGGTGGCCTTGTATCAGGAATAGGCATGGCGACGATCGGGGATGTTATTACCGCATCGCTCCAAGACCTTGGACTGATCGCTGCGAGTGAATCACCAACGGCAGATGATAGCGCGTTGGCCTTATCGCGTGCGAATGACTGGATCGATGGTCTGGCGACTCAAGGGCTCACGGTCTATACCGACAACACCCGCACGACGTGGACGATCGTGTCTGGCACGACGTCGTATACCGTCGGGACGACAGGGACGGTGGCGTGCAGTCGTCCGACATCCCCTGACCGGATCGTCAACATAGGGTATCAGGATACAAGCGTCAGTCCGACGCAGGAGTATTTGCTCGGGCGTCCATTGACGAATGATGCGTATGCGTCATTAACGCCAAAGTCGCTGACGGCGACGTATCCGCAGTACTGGTATTACGAGCCCACGTTCACGTCATCGCTTGGCACACTCTCTCCGTGGCCCGTGCCGACAGGGTCGGGATTAGAAGGGGTGATTTATACCCCCACGCCCGTCACTGAATTCAGTGCGTTGACGGATACGATCCTGCTTCCTCCTGGCTATCGACGCTTTTATCGGACCTCGCTCGCAATGGAACTGGCCCCGAGTTTTTCTGTGGAGCCTTCTCCGAGTCTTCAACGACTGGCGAATGATGCAGAGGTCGACGTGAAGCGGAGCAATTCACGGACGTCTGATCTCTCGCTGGGCGACGTGGCCTGGATTAGCGGGAATGCGGGGACGAGTCTGGGTCGCGCTCGGTTTGATACTGGAAACTTTTAATGGCCCTGTATCCAAACTTTCTTGGACCTGCGTATGTCGCCCAAAGTCCGATTGCGGATGGGGAGCGCACCATGAATTGGTACGCAGAACCCGCGCAAGTTCCAGGTGAGTCGCCGATGGCGCTGTACCCCACACCAGGTGTGACGAGTTTGGTGACCGCTGGTGATGCGCCCGGTCGCGCCATGATCGCTGTCAAGGATCGCACGTTTTGCGTGATGGGTCAGACGTTCTATGAGATATTGAGCACGTATGTGCTGACGCCGAAGAACTCGTCTGTGCCGATGGTGAACGACGGAAAACCTGCCACGATTTCATGGAATGGAGATGGTGGCGGCGAGCTATTCATCACCTCTGGGAATTACGGATATATCTTCGACTTAGACCCGGCTGTCGATACGTTCACCCAGGTGCGCGATCCTGCGGTTGATGGTGGCACCACGATGGGCGCTCAGCTTGATGGATATTTCGTCGCGCTAGATACGGCCACCAGCACGATCTACCTGAGCGATCTGCTCGATGGCACCACCTGGGATGCGACCCAGTTCCAGCAGCGGTCGATTGAATCAGACCCGTGGGTCTCGATGGCGGTCTTGAACCGACAACTCTGGCTCTTGGGGAGCCTCACGAGTGAGGTGTGGTTCGACAGTGGAAAGACACCGTTTCCATTCGAGCCCCATCCATCGGGTCTCGTGTTGTATGGATGTGCCGCACCCTATTCGACCATTGTCACTGGAGAAACGCTGCTCTGGTTGGCATCGACCAGCGATGGAATCGGGCAGGTTGTGCAAACCAGTGACTTTACGCCCGATGTGGTCAGTAGCTTTGCGCTCTCAACGGCGTTGTCTGGATATGGGACGATCGACAACGCGATTGGGGACAGCTATTCTGAGATTGGGCATACGTTCTACGTCCTGACCTTCCCGACAGAGCAGAAGACCTGGGCGTTCGACGTCACGCCCAACATGGCGCTGCCATCACCGAATCGGTGGGCAGAACGTGGGACGTGGATCAGTGGCGATAATGCGTATGAGGCATGGCATCCCTGCTATAGCACCTATCAAAACAACGAACTGTTGGTGCTCGATTGGACGAGTGGCGTGCTTTATCGCATGTCCCACACGGTCGGAACGGATGTTGACGGTGGAGTGATCCGTCGCCTGCGTCGTGCGCCGAGTCTTTTCTTTGAAAACCAAGTGGTGCGCGTGAGCGACTTTGAACTCTTCCTTGAGCCCGGACTGGGTCTCAATTCCGGGCAAGGGAGCGATCCACAAGTGGCCCTTCGGATCAGCGGGGATGGGGGCAAGACCTTCGGGAATGAGTTGCTATCGGGAGCGGGGAAAATCGGCAAGTTTGGCGCTCGGACGCGATGGCTCCGATGCGGAAGTGGTCGTCGCTGGATGCCTGAGATTGTCGTGAGTGACCCAATTCCGTGGCGGTTGTTAGGCGCATCGGTGGCGATTAAAGCGGACTCGACGCAAGCGCGACGAGGGGGGATGTAGTGGCCATTGTGCTCGCGCCCTTCCCGCTTCGTACATCGGTCGTGGGAGCAGAGAGCCGTCTGCTCTCACGTCCGTGGGTCGCATGGTTCACGGACCTCGTGCAGAAGGTAGACAAGGATGCGACGGTGGTCTCGTCTGTCTCAGCCACAGCGAAGTCGGCGTCGATTAGTGCCACGACGTTTCCACGCGACATTCTCGCGGCTGGACTCTATCGCATTGGCTATTTCGCGCGTATCACCACGGCCGCTACGACAAGTAGCTCGCTGACGGTCACGATGGCAGGAGTGAATGGTGGGGTTGCGTGTTCTGTTTCAGGGGCAGCGATAACGGGGAATACGGTCTCAACGGTCCAGTCTGGAAATGTTTATTTACAGGTCGATGACTCTACGAATTTAACGTATGCGACGGCCTATGTGTCGTCTGGAGCGACTGCGATGGTCTACGGTCTCTGGATGTCCGTGGAGCGGGTGACCACGTAATGGCCAGTTTTGATCAGTCCGATCTTGGGGAGGATAAAGATATGGAATTCGTATCTGCCGCGACAGTCTTAGGTCCACCGATCATCAAATTCGTCTCCGGCTTGTTTGGCGACAGGAGCCAATCTCAGCAGGCAGAGAAGGCTCGTGCGATACAACAGCGTCAATGGCAATTGATGTTCGCAGACATGAAGTCTGCGAGAGCAGAACAGATAGCGAGCGAAGAACGGCAGTGGGAGGCGATGGAGCAACAAAGAGAAGCCCAGTGGATGAATACGGTGGATTTACAGAGCCCCTATCGTGCCGCCTCCCGCGCCATGCTGGCCAGTACCATGCAGATGAATGTTCCGAAGTACGAGCCGCTGTATTCGACGGCTGAGGGCGTTCAGCGGCGAAGAAATCCATACGGCGACTACGTAAATCCAGGACCAAGGAGCGCGTGATATGCCAGATACAACGGGGTCTTTCTCCAGGAGTTGGTTCGAGAATTCCATACGGAATATCGAGCCATCAGCAGCGAATCTCCGCATATGGGCAGCCGACAACCAAGCGGCGCTAGAAGCATCCGGGTGGCTCTTCGAAGATCACCCCCGTGACCCGAAGCTGTATTCCCCAGAGGGCTATTACGTCGATGTCATTCGGGATGCTGGAGGTCCGAGTCCCGCGTGGCACTGGGTTGTCGAGGGGAGCCCATCGACCCAAGGTCGTGGTGGGGTCCATCATCGTGGTCAGGGTGAAATAGACCCGAGGAGTGAAGGTGAGCCACCGGCAGCGAATCATGTCTGGGATGAGGAAGAAGAAGAATGGAGGCTTCTCGATCCAGACGATCCTGACTACGATGCCAGTTGGGGATTCGTGGATCAGTTCGGTGAGCCTATGGTCATTGATCCATTGGGTGACACGAAGTACGACGCGTGGCTTCGAGGTATTTATGAGCGGGAAGGATGGACTCTTCCAGATCCAGCAGTAAGCACAATCACTGAACCCACGCAGGGTCCTCCTCCAGGCTCTGGGCCTCCGCCAGACGACACTCAGCCTGAATACCGATATTACGGGACAGACCCGAATCAAGACTGGGATGTCGACCAGAGTTGGTTTCGAGAGGCTCCCCCCTTCGATTTTTCGGCGGACCCCTGGGTCGGACCCGAGGAATTCACGTTCCCTGGATATGAGGCCCCACCAGATTTCAGTTATCCAGAATTCGCGCCACCGAGTGCCGAAGAGGTGCTCACCGAAGATCCTGGGTATCAATTTAGGCTCAGCGAAGGAATACGAGCGAGGGACGCTGGGGCAGCGAAGCGAGGGACACTCCTTGGCGGCATGCACCAAAAGGCTTTAGACGATTACGGGCAAAGCGCCGCGAGTCAGGAATACGAGAAGGCGCACGCCCGTCGATTGATGGCGCATCAGGAGAACAGGGGCGCGGCCGCTGGTGCGTATGGGATGAATCTTGGCGCGGGTCAGACAGCGTATGGGTTGCAACGTCGCAATGCGACGGAGAACGAAATCCTCAACCGAGAGAGTGCGTTCAGGGACTATACGACGAATTACAACAATATGTACCAACTCGCGCAGGATCGCTATCAGCCTCAACTGGCCAGTTGGAATACGCAACAGACGTCTGAGCGTGCAGCCGCGAAAGCTCGCTTCGACCGTCAGTGGGATGCTTATACATATAGTCAGCCGTCTGGGAGTGATATATACAAATACGCTCCGGGGGTACCTCCGCAACAAGGCGCGTAGCCTGATCGGGACACGAGACGAGGAATATTATGGCATCAGGACGTATCCCATACGCAGGGCGTAGGAACGATCCCTATCAACGTGAGATCTGGCAGATGATGCGTGCCCAGATGGACGCTGACCAACGGTTTTACGAGGGCGATCGTGCCAGGAGTGCGGCGAAATGGGATGCCGTGGGGAATATCGGAGCGATGATCGAGGGATCGTATCGAGGCTTCAAAGACCGAGAGCAGGCCGAAGCAGATCGGGATAAGGCCGAGGAACTCGCCAAAGCCCAAGCGCAAGCCCTGATAGATCGAGAACAGTACGATGCGTTGCATGGTCAGCCACTCAGTTTCCTCCAAACGGTCCCAGGTGTCATTCCCACCCGAGTGGAAGATGTGTCGCCCATCGTAGATGAGTCGTCATACACACCTGCATTGATGGGTGAGACGGCAAGAAGGGCTGCCCAACCAGTCGAGTCATTGCAAGTCCAACGAGATCGAGAAGATGGGACGCTTCTCGAGATAATGCAACGACAGGATGAGGAGAGGCTCATCGATCCATCTATTGCGCTTCCTCGACCCGCTCCAGGAACCTACGACCCAACGTTCTCGATCTCGTCTGGATACCCAGGTGTGGCTGGATACCAAAGGCGAATCGAGACTGCCGGAACACTAGCAGGAAGAAAAGGTGAGGCATTACTCGCTGCAGAGCAGTCCGCAATCGCAGGGGCTGAGAGGGAGCTAAAAGACAAGATAAGATTCGCTGAGTACGAGGCTGGCGTTGCTGCAGACGTTGCTGAAACCGCACAGGGTTATACCGTAGATCAGTTGTCAGTAAGGCACGGGTTCGAAGTGGAGAGGGCGAGACAGGCGGCTGTTGATGCTATGGCCAGGGCTGGATTTACCGCATCACAGGCGTATTTGAGAGCACAGCAAGGGTTTACTGAGATTGATAAAGGTCTCCCACATCCAGATCCTGGTATAGAAGGAAATGTCCTTGCCTTCTATTCAAAAGCAACAGGACCTGATGGGAATCCGGTCATCTTCTATCCACCTGGATCAGACGGACAGCCGATCCTTCTTCCAGTTGAGCCTGTTGAGCCTGACAAGGGAGAACAAGCTGGGGTTACGTCTGAAGGCTTAGTTGTCTGGCGATATCCCGACGGACGTCTAGAAACACTCACAGATACATATGACGAGCCGCCATCAATGGCAGGGACTCAATCGCGAGAACTAGTAGGACAGAAGGTGGAAGATACCTACTTAGGGAAATCCCCGAGAAACGAAATGGTCGATGGGGAAATAACAAATCTGTCATTACATGGGGCTCTTCAGTCAGACGTTTATGGTATTGCTGGATGGTGGACGCAACCTGCAAGATTAGCCCAAGCGGCTTTTAATACGAATCCTGAGGCTCAGAAGCTCAGATCTGAACTTGACATTGCGACAGAATACTTTTCTACCATAATGACCCAGATGGGTGAATACAGGAGTTCCTCGCAAGCTGTAAAGAACGTATTAGATCGTTTAGGTAATCTAGAGGGAGGAATCTTCGCAGGAGAGGAGACGTTGAGACAAAGGGCGAACGCATGGCTCGATGTGGCAGATGAAGCGATTCAGGCTCACACGGCACCGGAAGCGATTGATTACGACGATCCAACGAAGATGACACAGTTGTACTCGCTGATAACAAGTGCTCTTTATCTGCAAGATATATTGGGGATGCCAAATCGGAAGTTGATTGGGGCAGACTTTCTCACTCCTGAACAAGCACAACTGTTTCAACCCGGAGGACGTTCAGGAGCAGATTCGAGAGTTCGACATGGGGCATTGAGGTAATGTCCCAAGATAGAGAACGCCACGCACAAGAAGTCCAGCGATTTTTCTCAGAAAATCCTCCAAGCTTCATCCGTCCCATCACGGTGCCCCCACGGGACGACCAACCCACGGAGGTGTACGATCGCTGGGAGTGGATTCCTCTAGACGATAGAGCGCGACGGGCGATCGTGCCGGGTCAGGATTTAGCCCCGGAAGAAGTAAGAGCGTTAGCCTCCAGGAATCAGTTGAGAGAACTGGATCGGTCTAACGAGACAATGGGGGGTCCACAACCGTTTCGTAAGGGGGAGCCTCAGACGGGTCCGTTGGCGCAATTCAACCGTGGGGCGATAACTGGTCTCGTATTAGGTGAACCCGCATCAGGACAATTGCTGACTAAGGGTGCCCAACACCTTGGTGTCCCCGTGGCGACAACGGACCCGCAAGGCATGCATGAACGCGGTCTTCGCTATGCAGGGATGGCGGCCGGAGCTGTTCCTGGTCTTTATACTATCGCTAAAGCGCCAGTCGTCGCGGCGGCAGCAAGGGCTCGTCCAGTGGTAGGAACGCTGTTGTCTATGCTGACAAAGCCGTTTGAACAAAGAGCGCGGCAAGCGGTTGGTGCTCTAGGGCTAGAGATGGCTGCTGGATATGGTGCTGGGGTTGGTGAGGATATCGGAAAAGACACTCCCTTGGAGCCAGTTACGACGATGGCTGGTGCCGTCATACCTGGTGTGGCCTCTTCATTTGCAAGAATGCTTCCGAGCGTAACTGCCGCGAGAATTCTGAGACGAGAACGAGGGAGGATAAGGGATCTCATAGATCGGGGTCCAGGGGGGATATCACAGAAGGTTATGGAACAGGCCGACGCTGCAGGTGACATTATCGGCACTGA